GAGCATTCCGATCAGAGTGCCCACAATTACGATGATGTGTTTCCACGCTTCCGCGACTATAAGTTGCCATCACGCTCACCTCTCGATGAGCGCTTCGTCCTCGATCAACTGTGCTCTCACATCCGCACTGAAACTGATCTTGGCGCCAAGGCCCTCCGGCTTGGCAACGAAGTCTTGCTTGACTGTACCGCCAAATCAAAACAACCCCGCTGGTTTATTGACGGTCTGCCTCGCCTTGATGATGTTGTTGACGCTATCATGTCCGAGAATCGCACCAAGCACCCAGGCTTTCCCGGTTGCGTTCTCGCTGCTACCAAAGGTGTGCTTATTGACAGGTTTCTTCCTGACCTGGTCATGGCCATCTATGCCCGACTTCTAGCCCTTCGCTATGTTGCCCCATACTGCTCCACCCCAGAAGATTTCTTTGAGACTTTCTGTTGTGACCTCGTTGCGTTTTCAATCAAACCCGAGGTTATCAAGGTTGGCAAGCATGGGCGCGGCTTGTGTGCTGTGTCTATTGTCACCACTTGTGTTGAAACTCTCCTTTACGGATGTTTTGACGTTGCCTTCAAGAGCGCTCGTTATGAAAATTACAGCGCTATTGGCATCGGTTTCACTCGTGCTGATTCAGACTTGCTTCACCTTGCCTCGCCTAAGCCCGCCATGTGCAGCGATGTGCCGACGTTTGACTCCACTGTTACTCCCATCGAGAACGAGTTGAACTGCCGCAATGCGATGGCTAGTCAAGGAATCCAGGAGGGACCCATTCTTACCATGGCCCTTCAACTGGAGCGATCATTTTCACTCAAGCTCTTCGTCCTTTCCAACGGATGGATCTACGCGCAGATTATGGCTGGCTACATGTGTACCGGCCGTCGCGAGACGTCCAATTTCAACACGAAGACCCGCGCTCGTCGTTCGATGGCAGTCGATGTCGTCCTTTTGACGCGAGCCGCTGAATTGTCTCCCAAGACGCTATGCGCCGGTGACGATTGCAATGAGACCCCCCACCCAGACAAGGAGGCAGTTTATGCCGAACTTGGCTTCCCCCTTCGTGATGTTGTCGTCACCCATGACCTCAACTTCTGTAGCCACGATTGGCCTGCTGGCCGTCGACCTGTTGGCCAACGGATTCACAAGGCGATGTTCAAGCTTTTCCTGAATCTGCCGGTGGATGCGGAGCGTTTCACGGCGATCTGTAGGGAGTTTGGAGAACATCCTGACTTCCCGGCATACTATCG